CTTCATGGGGCCGTCTATCCGGCTGACCATGAGTTCTGGAGTACCAATTATCCGCCGAACGGCTTCCGCTGCCGCTGTGGTGTGCGAACCCTTTCCGCCCGCCAAGTGGCGAAAGAAGGGCTGACGGTTCAGAAGGAAATGCCGAAGTCCGGCGTGTGGACCGACCCGAAAAACGGGATGGAATACTTCGTACATTTTCCGGGCGCGGACAAGGGCTTCCGCAACAATCCGGGCAAAGACTGGCTGGATGGGCTGGATCTTAAAAAATATCCCGACCTGTCCCCGAAAAGCTATGAAGAACAGCGCGGCCCTGCCAGCAAGAGGCCGAAGCCTGTCAAAACGTATGATGAACTTTGCGAAGGCATCAAGGAACGCTGTTCCGAATTTGCCACGAACAATGGCGTGACTTCCGTTGTGATGGACCATGAAGACTACTTTATGGCGACGTATTGCGATGGGCGTTTCATGCTGAGCGACCGGGAGTTCCACCTCAGCAACGGCAGGCGCTTCAATGCCGCCAGAGAATTGAAGTCCGCCTGGAATAGCTTGGCCGAAGGCAAAAAACTTTCGTGGGAAGAAGAATACAGCATCGAAAGCCTGTGGCACGAAATAACGCATAACCGCCAGACCCGCGGCTTCATGCCAAGCGGAAGTCCGAAGCAGGCCATGATGGAAGTGGTAACGCAATGGACGGCGCGGCGATCGTATCAGGAACTTATAGAGGCACTGGGCGGAAAGGCTGAGCATCAGGCCGACATCATCAAAAACGGCCTCGGCTATGGAACGTCGGTGAGGCGCTTTGACCGGCTTCTTGAAGTGCTGGGCGTGAAAGACGGCATACTTCTTCCCAAACTGCAAAGCCTGATCGCCAATCAGCGGACGCCGGAATATCTGGACTGCGTGAAGGAAGAGCTTGTCAGTCTTTCAGGCGCAAAAAAAAGCGCCGTGAAAAAGGCGCTTTCTAATCTGGCTTGCCGTGTGGATTTTGAACGGCTGCTCCGCGACTGCGGACTTGTCAGCTGACCTTTCGGTGCAACCAGTCGAGATAGGCAGGATCATGGGCCAGCATCCTTGCCGTGTCGGACATCAGGGATTCGTTCTTGATCTGTTCCAAAAACTTCTGAGCTCTGGCGAAGTCGCCGCGATCCGCAAAGAGATAGGCGAGAAGTTCACAATTATGATCCGCGTCACGCGAACAAGTGTCCCTGCCTTCGCTGACTTCTTCAGGCGAGGGAACATAGCCGAAATGCTCTTCGAGTTCGGCGGGCGTGGCAACGTCATAATAGTTATTCATGGTTCAAAAATAGCGCAGAGCCGGTCAAGGCGTCAACTAGGAGAACAGGCATGGAGAAAGAAAAATGGGTTGAAATAGCCCGCACGGGGACTTTTACGGACAGCGCAGGGCGCCGCCAGACCTTCACGCAGGCGAACCTTGACGCCATAGCCGCAGGATACGACCCGGACAGGCGGGATGCTCCGCTGGTGTTCGGGCATCCGAAAAGCGATGCAGCCCCGGCCTTCGGCTGGGTTGAACGGCTGAAGAGCGAGGGCGGAAAATTGTTTGCACAGTTCGCGCACGTTCCGGGGGAAGTCCGGGAACTTGTGGCAAAAAAACATTATCGCCATGTGTCAATTTCCCTCATGCCGGACCGTGTGACCCTCCGCCATGTGGCCCTGCTGGGAGCGGCGCAGCCTGCCATCGACGGATTGCGGGCCGTAGAACTGAAGGACGGCAGCGACTCCATTTGTGTGGACTTCGCCGAAGCCGCCGCAACAAACAAAGGAGAACATCGCATGAACCCTGAAGAACTGCAAAAGCAGATCATTCAGCTTCAGGACCAGCTGGCGAAGCTCACGGAAGAGAACGCCGCCCTGAAGAAACAGGTGGCAGACGCCAAGGCCGCAGCCGATACCGCAGACGCGGCGAAGACCAATGCTGAAAAGCAGGTCGAAAGCGTGAACGCCGAGTTTTCGGCGTACCGCGGCAAGGTGGAGGGCGAGAAGCGCGAAGAGCGCGTGAACGCTCTGGTCAAGGCTGGCAAGCTCAAACCTGCCGACCGTGAAAAAGTTCTGAACTTCGCCGCAAAGCTGGCCGAACAGAACGGCAGCATCGACTTTGCCGCCCCTGACGGCAAGAAGGAAAGCCTCACCCTTGAAGAGCATTACCTGCGGGAACTCGAAGCGGCCCCTGTGGATGAACGTTTCGTGAATTTCTCCGCCGCTCCGTCTCACGCCGCTGACGCGGTTCCCTCTTACACCTCGGACGAAATGGCCGCCAAACTGTAAGGAAGCAAGACCATGAACGAAGGACACCTCGGAAAATTCACTGTAGGCGGCGAACGTGCCGCCACCGACAATCACCCCGCCATCATTCAGCACCTTCCGCTCGATTCCAGCGTGACCGCCGCCCTTGAAGTGGGAACTCTGCTCAAGGCTGTACCTCAGGATGACGCCACGACCATGGCCTACGCTCCGCTGACCTCTGCGGAAGATACCGAAGAGCCCTGCGCCGTTGTGGATAAGCCGTGCGATCCTTCCACGGAAGCGAGCGCGGCCTCTCTGGTTCACGGAACCGTTCGTTCCCGCGTGCTGAAGAACGGTGACGGCAGCGCTGCCACTCAGGCACAGCTTGTCACTCTGGCGAAACACGGCGTTTTTGCCGTCTAACCCGCAACGAGGGGAAAAACTATGCTTGCCAACCTCAAAGGCATTTTTTCGCCGGAAGCCGTGGCCGCTTCCCTGAAAACTCTTCCCGTACTGAAGACCACCATCATGGATTCGCTGTTCAAACAGCGCCCCACCCATCCTCTCCCGATGATCGGCGTTTCCGATCTTGTTTCCGTAGCGCAGACCGTGCCCGTGGTGCGCCGTGACGGAAGCCCTGTGACCCTTCTCGGCGAGACCGCCAACACGGAGTTCATCGCGCCTCTTCCGGTCAAGGTTCAGGTAGCGGTGACCGCCAGTGAACTGAACGACCTGAAAGTGCTTATGGGCAATCAGGCGGCCATTTCCGCTTGGCGTGCCCGCAAGGTGGATCAGATTCGCCGCGCCGTGCGCGATACCACCGAAGCCATGGCTTCCGTGGTGGCTTCTACCGGCAAACTTTCGTGGCCTGTGGAAGTCTCCGGCGGCCGCTTCGAGACCTACGAAGTGGACTATGGCCAGCTTCTTTCCCACACTCCCGCCTCTAAGTTCACGGCGGACGCTTCCGTGGGCGACGTGTACGAACTGCTCACCGCTATGGAAGAGAAGATCCAGCAGGCGGGCGTGGGCGGAAACGTGGAGTTCTGGGCAGGCAAGGACGTGGTCAAGGTTCTGCTGAAGATCGCGGAAGGCTACAATTCCACGGTCAGCGGCTCCCCGATCACTCTCAAGCTGGAACAGGGCAAGATGGAGGTGGGCGGCTACGCCATCCACTTTATGAAGGAAAAGTATCCTTCTCCCTACGATGAAACCGACTGGATGGACAAGCTCGACCCCAAGGCGCTGCTTGCCTGCGCCGTGGAACAGCCCGGCACCATCTGGTACTGCGCCATCGACTCGATCAGCGCGAACAATGCGGCTGTCCCCCTGCATATCGTTCCCGTTCCTCGTTCCGACGATTCCGGCATTACCCTGATAGGCCAGGCTAAACCCCTTCCCGCCCGTTCCTCCCGCGCCTCTTGCAAGGCCATTGTGGTGGACTAGCCGGAATCCGCTGTGGGGCGTGGAAAACGCTCCATGCGGATAAGGGGAAGGGAAAAACATTTAGACTAGTCTAAAACTAGTCTAAAACGCGAAAAACGGCCCTGTGTCATTCCTCCCTCACCGGCCACGACCGAACGCGGCGGACGAAAGTCCGCCCGCGTGCGGCCAGCCCGCCGAAATTCCCGACAGGATACGAGAATGATGTTATGCAACCGCGCCGCCCTGATCGACCTTCTTCACGTCAAATATCTTGAAGCGTGCGAAGCTCAGAATCCGGGACTTGTGGACAGGACCATCGAGGCCGTTTCCGGCGAGATCGGCGACGCTCTTTCGTACCGTTACCCCCAGCCCTGGCCCTATGTGCCTGAGCTGATCCGCTATATCGCCGCTGTGTTCTCCGCCTACCGCGTGGTGGAGGCTATCACCAGCCTTGTGGACACGGAAGCCAGCACGAACAACGAATGGATCCCGCTTCAGAAACAGTGGAAGCACTGCATAGACCTGCTGGATCAGATAGCGAAGGGCAAGCTCAAACTGCCGCTGGAAGAAGCCAACCCGGACAGGGAAGAACCGAGCGTGGCTATTGTCGCGCCTCCGCCCCTGTTTGACCTGCGGGGGCTGTAATGGCGGTCAAGACCGGCGTTTCCCTGCACTGGGCAGGACTGGACAGAAAGCTGGCGCAGGCCGTCAAAAAACTTGCGGATAAGAAGCCTCTGCTTGCCAGCGTGGGCGAAGCCCTTGTTTCCGGCACGCTGACCCGCTTTGAAAAGGAAGAAAGCCCTGAAGGGGAAGCATGGGATCCTTCCATGCGGGCTTTGGCGGAAGGCGGAAAGACGTTGCAGGACACAGGCCGCCTGAGACAGTCCATCGACTACGCGACAGCCGGGGACAAGGTGCTTGTGGGAAGCAAGACGCAGGCCACCGGCGGCAGCAATGTCAAATATGCCCCCATTCACCAGTTCGGCGG